NGTACAGTGGCTACGAGGGAACCTTTATCGCTTTAAGTTACCCGAACCAGCAGAACCACCCACAGAAACGCCACCCGAACTATCTAATGTTCCACCAGAAAAACTAACTGGAATAGTTTCTATAATTGTTCTTATATCTAAAGCAGTAGCAGTAACTTCAACAGTGTTCTTAACAGCTACTGTTCCATCTGTAAGCATATCTATAGTATTAATTTCTAGAGTAGAAGAACCTATATCAACTGGTATTGTTTCAGTTATAGTTCTTATCTGTCTTGGATCTATAACATCTCCAGTAGTAGGATCTGCTATTTCTAATACTTCATCTAAAACTGTTTCTCCACTTATAGTTCTCTCTATAGCTCTTAGTTTCTTACCTGTCGAATCTGGAGGTACACGAACATAAGATTCAGACATAAATATTCACTATCTAAGTAAATTAATTATGTCACTTAAAAATCATTCTATATACTGTTTAGCTAAAAATAAATCTTCTTTAGTATTTATATTAAAATACTTATCACATATATTAAATATCTCTACTCTCTTACCATCATTAATAGATATTTGTACTAGAGATACAAAATCAGATTCTTTTCTTTCTTTATTAATTGGTAAATCATTAATGTAAGAAAGAATTCTATTTCTAAAAACACAATGTCCAGTTCCTTTAATTTTATTTCTAACTATCTTAGGTTTCTCAACTAATTTAATTATTCTTTTACTCTTTGTTTTAACAGAGTATGTCTTCCTAACCGATTCCTTATCTTTATCATACACAATTCCACATAATCCAAACAAACTATAATCACAAATGAATTTCTCTACCATTTCTAAATGTCTACTATTAATTAATAACTCATCTCCTAATAAAAGAAAGAAGTCATCATCACCTATTTCTTCTCTTGCTAAGCCAATAGCATTAATAATTCCTTTCTGTTTCTTCTGTAAAATATATCTAATAGGTAAATTATGATAATATTTACCAAAGTATTTCTTTATACCTTCTCCTTTATATCCAATTATTATTATTGCTTTATCAATATATGGTATATCATAAGCCCTCATTAAATTATATTCTAGTATTGGTTTATTATTTATGGTAATCATACATTTATTTTTATCTTCTGAATTAATTCTTTCTCCTTTTCCTGCTACAAGTATTAAAGCTTTCATTTAAATAACTCCTTATTCCTTCTAATCCAATTAACTAATTTAGTTATTCCCTCCTTAGGTTTAATACTTGGTTTCCAGTTTAAAGAGATAAATGCTCTTGAATTATCACAAACAAAATATCTTAAATCTCCCTTCCTTTCTGGTTTATATTGTATATTAGATTTCTTACCAGTAATCTCCTCTATTAATTTAATACATTCTATTAAAGAAATCATTGTATCTTCTCCTCCACCAATATTAAATATTCCAGATACATTACTATTCTTATAATAAGCATCTATAGCTCTATTTACATCATCAATATAAAGTATATCTCTTACTTGTTTACCAGTACCAAATATAGTAATAGGGTATTCCATTATATTTCTAATACAGAAGTTAGCTACCCATCCATGATCTTCTCCACCAAATTGTTTAGAACCATACATTCCAGTAGCTCTAAATATTCCTACTCTCAAACCATAAGTATCAGTATAAGTCTTACCATATATTTCCATAGCTCTCTTAGAAGCATGTAGAGGAGTTAATATTCCTGTTAATATTTCATGAGATTCTGATATTTCTACTGGATTTCTTATATACCTTGTCTTTCCTTCTTCTATCTCATTATTTATTCCAGTACCATATACATGAATAGTAGAGAAAAGTAATATAGGAATATCTAACTTTCTAGCTAATTCTAATAAGTTTAGAGTACCTAATACATTTACATTTAAATCTAAATCTGGTTTCTCTATAGATATTGTCATAGCTGGCTGAGCAGCACAATTAACAATATAATCTATATCTTGATACATATGTTTTTCAATAAATGGATTTCTTATATCTCTTAAGTGTAATTCTACACCAATCTTTTTAAGATTATTCCAGATAAACTCTCTAGATTCATTTACTTTATATCCAGTTTTTATTAACTCATGTTTAGTGAGATTATCTATCCCTATTACTTTATCTCCTTTTCTAATATAATATTCAGCAATATTACTTCCTACAAACCCACCTACACCTGTAATTAATATTGTTTTCATTTTATCACTTCTAGAAATATATCTTCTATCTTCTTACTAAACCTACCCCATGTTAGATTATCTCTTACCCATTCAGATGCATAATCTAATTTGATAGGATGGTTATATAAATCTAATATAGCCTTATCATATCTCCTAGTAACTATTCCTAAATCATGTTTCCTTATTAAGTTAGAACAAGGAGCATCTGGTGATATAATTATAGGTAGATTACTACTAATAGATTCAAATGGACTTAACCATCCTCCTTGAGTATGAATAGGAAATAGAGCTATATTAGATATATGATAGAAATCTCTCACTTTCTCTCTAGAAACATGACCAATAATTGATACATAACTTTCTAAGTTATTCTTTCTAATATAATTTAAGACTGTTTTACGATATGGAGTTTTATTTGTTCCTATTAATAATAACTTGATATTAGGTATTTCGTCTATAAGTTTTCCTATAGTCTTTACACTTTCTAATTGGTTCTTAAAGCTATTAAACCATCCAGTCTGTACTATTATAAATTTATTCTCTAGATTATATTCACTCTTAATATCATAAGTACCTTTCTTAGAGAAGAAATCATAATCTATTCCATAATGATTTATAATAGGAGTTACTCCGTAAATCTTCTTACATCTATTAGCATTATATTCATCTACTACTACTATTCTGTCTACACTCTCTCTAACTATATCTCTCTCTTTTATAGGTAATTTACCTCCTATAAGTACTATTTCAGGTGGTTCATTAAGCATCCATACATGAGGTTTAGACTTAGGATATAGTAATAATTCACATGGATGATTATGAGAGTTTATAATATCGTATAAATCTGAATATTTATGTAGCCATTCTCTTAGTTTAGTAGAAGGAACTGTATATATTTCAGTATCTATAAACTTCTTTTCTATTTCTGGTAACATAGTCCATGTTAGAATAGAAACATTATGATTTTTAGATAGATAGTTAGCTAACTTAACTATTAGATACTCTGCTCCTCCATATATATCAAATCTAGGATGAATAATTAATATTCTCATACAAATCCCCTTATACTAAATGGTGCATTTGGAAATAGTTCTTTACAATAATATACTTCATAACCATATCTACTTTTAATTCCATATTTTCTATCAAACCAAACATTATCATTTATATATTCTTTACTTTTAAGATAATCATAGAAATGAGTATCTGGATGTATCTTAAAGAACTGTAGATTATTTACATCAAACCTAACCATTAAATCTTTAGTATTCTTAAAATCTTTTAATGTTTCTGTTGGATGAGATACCATAAAATATCCTATTATCCAATAATATAATTTCTTAGTTATTTTAATAGTTTCTAATATTTCTTTAACACTTATATTTTTATTAATCTCTTCTAGAATTCTATCACTACCAGATTCTATACCAAATCCTAGTATGCTACATCCAATTTCTCTTAACATTTTATATACTTTCATTTTAGTTCCAATATGAGCATCTATTCTGAAATAGAAATCTAAATCTCTTTCTTTTACTAATTTATAAAATTTTTCTACTTGTTTAGGATTAGGCATAAATAAAGCATCATAAAATCTAAAATATTTAATTTTATATTTATTTATTAAATACTCTAATTCATCTACTAATATCTCTATTGAATATCCTCTCCAATATCTACCACATATTCTAGGAGTAGCACAAAATGTACAATTATATGGACATCCTCTTGAAGATATAAATGGTAAATGGTTATATTTCATAAGATATTTTGGTACTTCAGAATCTTTCCAATCTTTAATATAACAGAGAGAATAGTCATATCTAAAGTTATCTATATTTCTTTCAATAGATAACTTGTTTCTTATAATACTATTTTTATTTCTATAAGTTAATCCTTGAATATCTTTTAATGAAGTATTATTCAATAATTTCTTAAGAGCTATTTCTCCATCACTTCTAATAATATAATCTATAAAAGGATAATTCTTAAGAAGTAACTTATCAAGAGAAAATGTATGTGGACCTCCAAGTATTATTTTAATATTTGGATTAATATCTTTACATTCTTTAGCAAAGTCAATACATTCAAATCTATTCTCAGTATAACAAGTCATTCCAAGATAATCACTATTTTTTACTTTATCTAATAGTTCTTTTCTAGTTATTCCCTGTAATTTAGGTTCTATTACCTCTATATCTATATCATTACAGTGTTCTTTAATATATCCACCTAAGAATCCTAATCCTAGGGAAGGAACAGTAACTATTCCAAAGTTAGTATTTATTAAAGATAATTTCATTGTATTCCTCCTCTATATTTTTCTATACAAATCAATATTAACTCATTATGTATTTCCATAAGTCTATCCCTAGAAATATCTGATACCTTAATAGGAATAGTATGATAATCAAAGTCAGACCACCAGAATTCATCTGAAATCTTATTATTTGTTTTACACCAATCCCATAATACAGTTCCTGGGAATGGAGTAGTGATACAAATACCTACTCCTCCATCAATATTATTCTCAAGTATAAATTTCTTAGTTAGTTCTAAATCGTCTTCTGTTTCAGTAGGATTACCTATCATGATAGTTCCATTAGCTAATACTCCAGTTTCATTACATAACTTAATTGCTTTAATATTCTGTTCTACAGTAGTTAATTTATTTAATATGTTAAGTATCTTTTGTGATCCACTTTCAAATCCAAATGTAACCTGTTTACATCCAGCTTTCTTTGCTATTTCTAGTATTTCTTTATTTATATTATCTACTCTTGAGTTAGCTCCCCATATTAATTCTATATTATTCTTTAATATCAATTTACATATCTTCTTAACTCTAGGATGATTACAAAAGAAATTATCTTCTATAAAGAATATAGAACTAACACCATAAGCATGTTGTAATATCTTAATTTCTTCTATTACTCTTTTAGGAGAATTAAATCTATATGGTAATCCTTTAAATGAATTTCTACAGAAAGTACATGAATATGGACATCCTCTACTACTTAAAATACTACCAACTAATGAAGTTCTAGGAGCAAAAGATAGAAAACTCATCTCTGTTCTCTGTCTGTAAGTAAGATAATATTTCATATTAATTAGATGCCATGCAGGGAATGGTATTTTATTTAAATCTAAAACTGGTTCTCCTTTTATTATTCCTCTTATAGAATTATCTTTAACTATTTTTCTAATAGTCTTTTCTCCTTCACCAATAAGAACAATATCTGCATGTTCAATAGCTTCATTAGGTAAAATACTAGAATGTACTCCTCCAATTACAGTTAAGATACCTTCTTCCTTACACCAATCACCAATTCTATATGCATGTGGTATAAGTGGTGTTACTCCTGTAATTCCAACAATATCTGGATTAAAAGATATTATTCTATCTCTAACATCTTCTCCTAATAATTCATCTATAATAATAACTTCATTATTATCTTCTTCTAAACAACTAGCTATAAATCCTAGATTTAATGGAGGGACAGTAGCATATGACCTCTTTCTACCAGGATTTACTAGTGCTACCTTAGACAATAATTACACCTTATATACAGGACAGTTTCTACATTCTTTAGGACATATACCCTTTTTAAGTTTCTTTCTCATATTTCTATATTTTTTATCATACCATATTTCTTTAAATGGCTTTTCAAATATATTTCCTAATGATACAGCCTTTTGCCATTCTCTATCATTCTGTTCATTCTCAGCACAACATGATATTACATCTCCTGTAACAAATATAAAAGGCATATACCATGCAGTACAAGTATGTAAAGGTGGTTTAGTTTTAGGTAAGTTAGCATTCCATAATACATTTATTCCAAGTTCATTTCCTTTCTTTAATATTCTATTTTGTATAGTTTCTGGTACTTCTGTAAACATATCTCTTGTTTCTTTATATTTATGTAACATTCTAGCATATTGAACAAAATGAACATCTATATTTAAATTATATAAAAGATCTAGATAATCCAATACCTCATGGATATTATCTTTACATGTTATATAATGAAAACATAACTCTGGATAGTGAGTACAATTCATCTCTTTCTTTAAATCATTAAATTTCTTAACATTCTTCCATACTCTATCATAGTTAGATCCTACTCTTAATGATTCATATGTTTCTTTAGTAGTTGCATCTATGCTAGCAAATATCCTATCTACTCCTAGTTCTATTATCTTCCTAGCTTTATTTTCATTTATGAAAAAGAAAGTATCATATAGCTCTACATAAATATCTTTACTTTTTACATATTCTAACATTTTCATAAAGTCTTTATTTATAAAAGATTCCCCTATACCAGTTAATCCTATCCACTTAAGATTTGGAAATTGATCTATAATATATTTAAACTGTTTAAATGTCATATCTATACTTGGTTCTTTCCAGTATGTATGTTCACACATCTTACACCTTAAATTACATTTAGTAGTAACTTCTACTTCTATATATGAAGGAATAGGAGCTACTTTATATAATAAATTAACTAAATAAGGATTTTGTGTCATCCATAATGTATCATAATGTGTCTTATTATATGACCATTTCTCTCCTTTACTTCTATATATTGGACTAGTTTTATATCTTTCCAAAGAAAGTCTTTTAATATCATTCTCTATTATCTTAAACTCATTCTTATAATCATGCTTCTTAAAACTAGACAGAGTTTTAATATCATCTAGAAATGTAATAAATCCTTGTTCTGGATATCCACCTAATTTAGGTGGAAGTGGATTATGAATAATACCTAGTTTTTCTATATCTGCATGAAAGACTTCTAAATATGGTAAGGCTATAACTTTATATCCCATTCTCCTAGCATTATTACAGAATGATAGATTAGGATATGGATTAGTTATTGGTGTACTTTTATATGATTCTCTAGTTGCTAAGAAACAAGTACCAACCGAATCTACTTCTATTGGAACTTTTAATCCTAAACCTGGAGGATTCATAGGATGAAATCTTTTATTTCCAATACGGAATATCCAAGAATCATAGAAATGTCTATGTCCTTCTGACCAAGGATATGGTGCAACTATATCTTCTTTAACTTTTAGTAGTTCAGTTATTAGATTACTAGGTAACTCTATTAAATCTGAATCTAGTAACATAAAATAATCTTCATTTAATAATGTCTTCCAATCATTATAAACAGAAGCAGATAGTTGTGCTCCCCCTCTCTTAAGAAGAGTATCATTAGGTTCTTTATATATTTCTACATTACATACTTTCTCTTTAACTATTCTTTTAGCTATCTTAAGAGTATTATCTTTACTATCTCCATATACAAATACTATTCTTAATTTATCTTTAGGATAATCTAGTTTCTTTACTTCTTCCCAATATTTAGATAACCATCCACCAGAATTCTTCAGCATTGTACCAATTAATATTTTAGGATATCTCATATTATCTTCCTCTCATCTAAGCTCTTAGGTCTTATATCTTCTATTACTGATTCTAGAAATGGAACCCATCTCTTTTCTATTACTTTATTCCAATCATAATTCTTAGCAAATGCTATACATTTCTTTCTATATTTAATTGACTTCTTAGGATAATTATAAGCATCTTCTAAACAATCTGCTATACTATATGGATCAGGTATAGCTGTTTCTGCCATAATAGGAGTAATTACCATTGCTCTTGTTTTAGCTAACCATCCTCTTCCTTTTATTAATTCAATCATACTAGAGAAATTAGTACCTATAACTGGAGTACCACAAGACATAGATTCTAATATTGGTATACCAAATCCTTCTCTTCTAGATGGATTTAATAATATATCTGCTGAATTATATAGTAATCCTATCTCCATATCTCTCAATCCTACTTGAGATAAGAATGGACTCTCAAAATGTACTATTTCATTTAATCCTAAATAATCTCTTAATGCAATAAGATTAAATCCTCTTTCATCTGTAGGGTTAGTATGACAGAATACCATAAAATCTTTCTTTGCATCTGGATTCTGTTCTAGAAAATATTTAATTGCTTGAAATCCTTCTGTCCATCCCTTTCTTGGTTCTTTATCTGAATTAGCTGCTAACCATAAGACTATATATTTATCATTGGGGAATCTAGTTATCTCTCTAGCCTTTTTCTTATCAACTGGTTGAAATACATTAGTATCAACTCCATGTGGAATATATCTACTTTCTATTCCTCTTCTCTTTAGTTCTTTCTTTTGCCATTTACATATAGAAATAACTTGATTATATTCTCTTACCATATTCATTAACCCTTCATTATAATTAATATGATCCATAGGACTATGTAAGATTGTATATGGTAATTTCTGAGGAAACCATCCAAATGCCCAGAAGTCTGTAGTTAATATTGCTGCATTACATTTAAGACTTTGAAAATGTCTTATACAACTATGTTCTCCAAATCTACCTACTTTAGAAGGTAGATGAGGTACACCATTAATTAATATTACTCCACCTGGATCTAAACCATAATATGCACTTACAAATATCTGAAATCCTTTAGCTACTAATCTACTAGGAATCTGTCTAGTTAGATTACCATATCCAGAACGTACACTACCTGCAACTGAATGCCATAAGAATTTATATTTACTATAATCTTTCTCTCCCATCACTCTCACCTAACACTTACCTTATTAAATAAGTCTAGGAGAATATAGATTAATTATCTACTTTATTAGTTCTCTTTCTCTACTAATTCCTTAATAATCTCAAACTTATAGAATATAGGAATAGATTCTCCTTTAGCTCTCTCTGCTAAATCTGGATTTACTTTAAATAGATATTCATCTATGAATCTATCTCTAGCTATATTATATGCTGTTTGAATACTAGATAGAGATTTAAGTTCTTCTTCTGATAATAGTATTTTACATAGCTTTAGCTTATTCTTCATATTATCAGATAGGTTCTCTATATAGTAAGGAATATTTATTTTATCAAATATAGATAGTCTTTTCATCTCTTTTTCATCTCCTTAACAATTTCTTCTATTGAAACAATTTGTGATTTATCTGCCTTCCATTCTATATCTTTTGATTTATGCTTAATAAGAGATAATGCACTCTCATACACAATTTCATTATGCTTACATTTAGAACATGTATAAAGTGTAGCACATGTAGCTGGTGTAGCATCCATTTCAATATCACAGTTATGACATTTCATATTATATCATCTCTCTCAAATTTATATCCACAATCTAAACATTCTGTATGCCAATAAGATGAGGATGAACCTAGTTTTACTTCTGCTCCAGATATTATATCTTTAATTCTTTTACTTCTACAATTAGGACAATTCATATAAATTACTCTTTAGGTGGAATATATATTTTATATTCTATTACTAGATAACCACATTTATTACATAGCCATTCTTTAACTGTAGATACATTATCTCTAATAGATAAATCATTCATACTGTATAGCATTTCTATACTACATTTAGGACATTTCAAAATTATGCACCTGTTTCTGAGGCAATTTTAATTTCAGTTGCTACTGGTAATATTTTCTTTGCTATAACTCTGTCTTTCTTTGGTGATACTTTTGATACATTCAATAAAACTAGAATATCTCCAGAGCCTACATGAAGTTGCTTTGTAATAATATATCCATTATTTAGTGCTCTAGTTAGTTCTATAATTTGTTCTGTTGGTGCTCTATTAACACCATATCCACATGGGAAAAACAATACTCTATAATCCATTTACAAACCTCCTATTCAATATTCTCTATCTCTTTTAAATGTTTTAGTAATTTCTCTCCATAATACTTAAGATTCTTATATTCCAATCCAGCTTCAGATAGTTCTTTAGTTTCTACTTTCTTATCAGGTCTAATAGGTATAGCAGTAACTTCTCCATCATAGTAGAGATATAATATTAATCCACTTGGTCTTTGAGATATACTTCTCTCCCATTTCTGGAATCCTCCTGTTACATCTACTAACATTCCTTCTAACTCTAGATTAGTAGTAAGCCAATGAGAATGAGCTAAACAGAATCTTTCTATAGGAACACCTGCTAATTTATGTTGACTATTAGCCTTCCATATATCTTTTAGTAATTCATTAGAGATTGGATAGAAACTATTAGATCCAAATCCATGAGTAAAGAATATATTATATTTACCTATAGGGTTAGCTATATTTACTATTCCTGAATGACCTAGATATTTTATATTTTTACCTAATACTCTCTTTAGATATAGTATATAGTTCTCTGCTAGACTTTCATGTGTTCCTTTTACTAGATAGACACTACTTATAGTGAAAAGATTTGTTAACATTTCAAGTGTTTCCTTTATTATAATTTCAGCTAAGAATACTTGCCAATGACCTCTACTTAACATGTTTCTTATTTCTTGCATCCTATATACTTCTCTACCAGATACAATATCTCCATTTAATACTAGTTTAATATCTTTTAGCTTGAATTTACTATCTAATGTTTTAATTATATTTATTAGATTAGATATACAAGACCAATATGTATTAGGTAGATGATTACAATCTCCTAAATGTAAGTCAGATATCACTACAGCTAAAGTTATTTCTTTCTTTGGATTTTTAGTTTTTTTAAGTAAGCTTAATGGTAATGGAACAAATAGATTATCTCTTTCTTTAAAAGAATATTTTACATTAAACTCTGCTCCTTTTAAATCTTTTAGAATAATCTTAAACTCTTCTCTTGCTAATTTAGATTTTACTTCTCTTTCTCTTTCATATCTTGCTCTTATAGCTTCAGATGTATTTCTAACTTTAATATTAAATTCTCTTAATAAGCTAAGTACTTTATCACCAGAAATATTAAACTCTAATCCTATTTCTCTAGTAGATAATTTCTCCTTTAAATAAAGACGTTCTAGTTCTTCTTTAATTGGTAATTCCAATTTAATACAACCTTATTTCATAAGTAATTTATACAGTTTATTAATGTTTCTCATAAAGGTACAGTCTTTACATTCTTTATAATCACAGTATTTACCACATTTATCTATACATACAAACTTAGACATTTCTTTAAATAATTCAGTTAAATCTCTCTTACTCAATTATATCCTTCCACCAAACTGTATGATTTTGATAGTTGGGCATAAATCTCTTAAATCTGTACAACTTGGATCATCATCAAAGTATACATCTAGTTTCAACTTATTTAAAACTTCTGCTTTATCCTTCTGTTTATTATATAACCATTTATTTAATTCACTATCTGTCTTAATACCTAATGGTTGTGGATAATCACAAATATATAATTTAGCTTTTGGATAATATTTATTAACCCACTTTCTAGTTATTTTATTTAATCTTTTAGGTCTACTTGTTATAATATACATCTCATCAGTTTCATGTAGAAATAATCTAGCATTAAATATAGGTTTCCTTTCCCTATAATACCATTGTTCTATATTTCTCATTGCTTGTTTATCTTTCATATTATCAATTGATCTTAGAAGTGCTACACTTATATCACATAAAGTACCATCTAAATCAAATCCAATTCTCAATATTTTTTTCTCTCCTTTCTATAATAATTAAATTTCTCTAACCAAGCTTGATATCCAAAACTATCTAATTCTTCAAATGAAAATCCTAATAATTCACATGTTAATCTTAGTTGAGTTATTAAATCAGCTATTGCTTTCTTAGCTTCTACTCTGTATAATCTTCTATCTCTTGGATATCTATCCATATTCTTTATACATTTAGCTAAATCACCAAGTTCATATACTACTACTAATAATTGTTCTGCTATTGTTTCATTTGGAAATATCTCTTTAGTTAATCTAAATATCTCCTTTTGTTTATTCATATTTATCTTTCTCTTTTTTAAGTACTAAACTAAAGTCCTTAATAACTATATATATTCTTCTATTACAGTATGGACATTCTCTAGGCATACTATTCATGTATTATTCCCTCATCTATTAATATCTCTTTTAATAAGTCTACATAGTTAGGCATATCTATAGCTACTGTATCCCATAATGTTTCATTCTCTGCTTTCTTAGGTTTAGGAAATAGTAGATTACATGTTCTCTGTAGTTTAAGTATAATATCATTAATAGCTGTACCATATGGCTTACTAGTATCTACATTAAGTAATCCCAATATTGATGATCTAACTTTAAAATTAGTTAGACAGTCTTCTTCACTAGCATAATCCATTCCCTTCTTTACTCTTACTTCTAATCTCTTCTTATGGGTTCTCTTCTCTAATTCTATAGCTTCTCTTAATTTCATTTATCTTTCCTCCTTACATCTTTCCTTCTAACATATATTTCATCTATATGACCGTTCCATCCACATCTAAAACATTCATATATAAATCCACTAACATCATATATCTTAAATCTTAATGTATCTATATATTTACATTTAGGGCATTTACTTATTTGTCTACTCATTTATCATAATCTTCTCCTAATAAATGTACATAAGCACTTCTAAATGCATCATCCATAGATATTTTCTTTTCTTTATTAAACTGTAATCCTATTATCTCTTTTATTCCATAGAATCTTAGAAGTCTAGAACAAATAGTACAAGCAAAATACTTACTAGTCCATAATCTACCATCTGGATATCTACCTATAATATATAATGTAGAACCTCTTACTTTCTCTATTCCATGTTTTTCTATTGCTCTACCTAATGTCATCCATTCACTATGTATAGCATAACATACTGCTGAATTCTTACCTACTTCTAAATTCTTTATCTTATGTTTAAGACATTTATCTTTACAGTTGTAGATAGCAATATTATGTCCTTTACCTAGTATCTCACCATTCTTTACTAAGCAACTACCAAAGTGTATTAATAGACAATTAGACTTTAGTAGTTCTTCTTCACATATTTCCAAGTATCTATTCATATTTTAACCCCTTCTATATCTAAATATCCAATATATACTCTATATGAATGCTACTAAATTAAATATACCACATCCAAAGGCTAACAAAGCATTTAGTAAGTACCATTGTTGGTAAGAATACTACTGTAGCTATTGAATATGCTATCAATGTCCAAGGATCTAATCCTTTTAAATTCTCTCTATATCTAAAGCTACGATAGATTTGAGGTAAACTACCTATAGTAAATATTATATTTCCAATATCTAATAGTAATCCAATTATATTCATTAAACATCACTATTCTCTTTTATCTTCTTGTCTTCATAAGGAGCAACTACTCTTCTATAGAACTCTTGTTTAATACACTCTAGTACTCCCATAGCTCTATTATATCTTTTATATTTAGGTGGATAGTATAATTCTTTTAATAGCCATGTAACACAATAGTTTATATGTCCATCTCTATCTTCTTCTGGAATAGATAATAGCTTAATAAGTAATTGATCTAGTTCTGGATGGTAGTTCTTTCTATCTTTTCTTTTTATATAAGGCATATTATTTCCTCTTTATCTAAATCCTATATAACAATTATTATCTAATTCTTTAAGCCAATTATGTACATTTTCATTTAAAATAACTAAATACTTCTTATTAAATTTAATAAATACTCCTATCCATTTAGTTCTATTATCTTCTACTAAGAAATCATCAATTATTTCCAATCTATTCTTCTCCTATAACTGGTATTCCTAATTCCTCTCTAGATGCTAAATAATCACACTCATAAACATCTCTTTGGAACTGAGTCTTAGGTGGAGAAGTATGATGCCACCAATGTCCCATATGTGTTTCTATTCCTTCCATCATAATATTAAAATCTTCTTTAGGAATATCTTAGCTAAATCCCATAATAAAACTCTAACAGTATACGGGTGTGTCTTAAACTTAGCTCTATGGTTTTCGTTATCTTTAACATATTTGGTAATGTCATGTAATAGTACAGCACTTATCAATAAGTCTGAAGTACGTGAATCATATCCATACATCCTTATCTTCTGAAGAGCTATATATACTGCTTTCTTAGTATGTAAGACTAATCCTCCTTTCATTCTATGATGATGTCCTTGAGAAGCAGGATCTTTATAGAAATCTTGATATGCTCTTCTTAATGCTTTATTTACAAATATTCTTATTTTAGAATCTTTAATGAGATTTATCTCTCTTCTAAAAATATATAAATTATTCTTTGAGTTCATCTTTCTTATCTTCTTCTAGCTTAGTTCCACAATATGGACAAAATTTAATTTTATCTAACGGAGGTATTACTTTATTACATTTCTTACATTTAGGAAGCATAAAGTCTTCAGATATTTTAATATCTTCTGATCTTATTTGAAATGTATCTATAGCACTCATTTATTTATCCTTCCATGTCTATAAGGTCTATTTTTATTCTTATTATGCTTCTTTATAACCTCTTCTTCTAAATCTACACCCATTATTTCAGCACAATTAGCTAATCTAATAAAAACATCTGCTAATTCCATACCAAATTCTTCCATATTATTATCTCTTATAGCTTCCATACCTTCTACAAGTTCTGATATTATTCTTAATAGCATAGAGTCTATATCTTCTGGTTTCCAATCAAATCCTTTCTCTATACAGACTTTAGTTATTTCTTTCTGCCAATAGTTAAGGTTTAAAATATTTAATTCTCTTACTTCTACTGTTGCTGGACACCAATGTAATTGATCTAATCCATGAAATTCTGCATTATGTTTATTAGTTAAAATCTCTCCACACTTCTCACATTTACCATATGTTTTCTTACTCTTCTCTTTCACTAAGTCTTTCTTCAATCTTCTCATCAACCAAATCTTCTATTTTACCCATATCTATATCTCTACTTCTTTTGGGTGTTTTAACTTTAAAAGGATTCTTCCTTTTATCCCATTCTTCTATCTCTTTATCTATATAATCAGTAGGTAAGTCTAATTCTTTCAATAATCTTTTAGCTATTCTAGGATCATAATTTATTAATCCTCTTCTAGCTAATGAAGATATGTTTCTATATCTCTCTCTTTCTACACTAGGCATATAAGTTCTAAATACTACTTTAGGACATTTATCAGGGTTTATACCTCTAGCTTTTAATACTCTCTTAAAGTATTGTTCTCTAATTTGATATGCTAATCTTTCTTGTATAGATTTAATAGATGTTTCAAAGTCCATTAGTTTAAGTTCCATATCTCCTCTATATCCTCTAGAACCTGGTTCCATAATCATACCAAAAGGTATTCCAATTCCACCACATTGAGTATTTACATAATAATAAAGTAATGCTTCTCTTCCACCTATCTCTGGAGAGGGAAATCTCTCTATTCTTACATTATGTTTAAATACAAATATAGTTTCTGTTTCTACACTCTTTAGATCTTCTCCTAATTGGTCTATCTGTTTATTAGAAGCAGGTCTATCTTCTGTACCTACATAAGCTATAATACCACCAGATCTAAATGCTCCTTCTCCTGTATTCTTACTTATATTTAATCTAATAATAGCATTAAGATAACATGGTTCTAATGGAGTTAATCCTATATATGATTCTCCATATCCCCATAACTTAAGATGTACTATTCTATCCCTACCATCTTCATCTTCTTTATTAGGAGTCCATACTACTTTACCAGCTACTTTTATTCTATCTTTTCTATATTCTACTTCAGCAAAACGATATATTTTTTCTCTCTTAAATCCTAGAAAATCTCCTGTCTTCTTATCTACTTCTACATATTTAGTTAGTTTATCTCTTATGTAATCAATTGTCTTAGGATTAACTATAAGTACTTTAATTATATCAGTACCATTAGGAGTATATCCTAATTCTGACCATGCATTACCAGCTAGAAATATATCTCTTACATTCTCTTCTAATATAAATTTAAATCCTACTTTATCTATCCACTCATTAAGTATCTTAACTATTCTTTCATTTCCTTCTAATATTAGTCCTGGTCCTACAATCTTCTCTATATATTTATTTACTTGTCTCCATGTTAACCAATCTATTCTATATAATCTTTCTAATTTATCTAATGGTACAGTTCTAGTTACTCTTTCTTCCATCTCACCAAATAAATCTATCTCACTATCCTCATTCTTAAGACGAATTACCTTGGATAATATTTCTTCAGACTCATCTCTCTTTTTCTTTTCAAGTATATTAGTAATCTCTTGATCTAAGCTCATTTATTATCACTTACTTAGATAATTCTTTAAGTATATCAATCTTTACCATGTCTTTAACTTGTAAGTGTATAAGATATACAGCTACAGCAACTAATACTATAGCAAATCCAATTAATCCTATAGATACTGTAGAATCTTTTTCTATATATTCAATAGCAGTATTAATTACAACTAATGCTGAAGTAATTAATCCTGTCTTAAAAGCATATCCACCTAAATCTTTTAAATTCATAATATATCCTCTCTTATTCTTTAACTATTCTCCTTCTTAAATATCTACCTATTAAATATAATTCTGGTATATAAAGAGCAAAAACTAAAGTAAAAATACATAATATCCAGAAGTCAGTTAAATACATATAAATTGGAATAGTAAATATTCTAGCTATTTCAGATAATTTATTATTCTCCCAAACAAGATAAGAGAAAGTATGATCTAGTTGCCATATACTTAACATTCCTAGAAAGTCTTTAATAATTAAAATAAAAAATAGAGAATGTTTTTTAATTCCTTTAATTATCTTCTGAAACAATTAATTCAACCTCTAAGTTCTTCTCTCCTAAGTCATAATGTACTCCAATTGTATGTGTTTCACTACCAGCAAAAAGGATTGAAGTTAAATAATTATCCTTCATCAGAACTATAGCAGAGCTTGAATCTCCTCCTGCAGAGAACTTAGTTCCTTCATATAAAGTACATGGACCAAAGAAAGCCATTCCTCTACTATATTGTATTGATCCATACCAATCATTATCTATAAGTTTAGCTCCTTCTGTATATCCAGTTGTTCTTCCACATTTCTTAACTAGTTCTCCTATCTCTCCTCTCCTTTTACCTTTTACTTTTCCTATAACATCTATTTCAAATAATATTTGATTCATTGGTATATCTATTTTCTCTAATCCTAAATCTACTTCATTAGACTCTTCTTTTAGATATATCATCTTACGTATACTAAATAGTAAATTTCTATATGGGCATGTATATTCATTAAATTTAATATCTACATGTCTCCAATGAGATGCTATTTTATCTTTTATAGTTCCACCATCATAAGGAGAAGGACATAAATATGCTTCTCCTAATTCAGCTTTATTCTCTCTAGCACAACAATGATTATTAGCTATTATTCCAATAAACTCTTCTTCTCCTACCTTTTTATTCTTAGCAAACCATCCTAGAGTACAAGCTGAACCTAGATGATTCATAGCACTATATCCTGCTTTAACAGGTCTATACTTATTTTCTTCTCTACTCTTAGATTTACGTTTAGATTTACTTTTAGTAAGAGAGTTAGTCTTATTGCATCTATTATTATTAAGTGCAGTGATTAATCCGATAGGAATTATATCTGTAGAAATATTCATTTCTTTAATGTTTAATCCAACATTATTTCCATTAATCTCTAATATTCTAGGTACAAAGTCTTTACTCATAGGAGATATAGTTTTATCTTTCTCAATCACATAAACTCTAAAACATACATCTTCTTTTAATGAAATACCATTCTTAATTCTAGGTTTAAGAGTACCAGAGAAATATCTAACGTTCTTCTTTTTACTTAGTTCTTTCCAATACGTTTTAACTATCTCTTTTACTATCTCATCCATATCTATCAACCTACCAATAAACTAAATAGTCTTTCTATAGCTATTGTAGTTAATATTGCACTAACAAATATTAGAGCAGAACGAAGTATAATATTCTTAGTAGATTCTTTTTCTAACCCTCTAATTCTATCCTGATGATCAGTTACTTCTTCATTAACATGTTTAGCTAATTTATCAATCGAGTCTTTTACATCCTTAATTTCTTTTCTTATATTCTTAAGCTCTACAGTATTAACCTTAGCAATACCAGTTATTTTTTCTTCTATTCTTGCTAACCTTTCTCTAAATTCATTCAAATTAACACCAACTACTACTAAAATTAATATATGATTTAATGTTATTAATGTTTCTATTTACATTCTATTATGAAAATTGAATAATTCCTTCTGTGGTTTAAATGGAGAGTATATCTTATTCCAATTGATATCTAGAACATTTAATAAATCATCTATCTTCTTCCTTATTGTCTTCTCTATCATAACTTCATAGTCTACTTTAAATCCATTAGGTATCTGACTAGGATCTTTAAATGCTATTACTTTTGCTTTCTTCCTTTTTAGTTTCTTTTTATATACTCTTGAGATATATCTAGGATATTTATCTGGTAATTTATTGATATATATCATATAGAATCTACTACCTATTTTCAAGTCTATATTCAAGTTATATTTAGAATACATAAATGCTTGAAGATGTATAGCAAATACAGGATACATATCTTCAGCTTTGCTTAGTTTAGGAGATAGAGCTATCTCTTCTAATGGTTTATGTCTAAATTCTCTTAGTTCTTTAGTAAGATACTTTTCTATATCTTCTTTAGTTTTATCCTCTAAAATCATATTGGTAATATTCCTCTGTAATTCAATAGTTGTTTTAGATGATTCTCTCCTAATAGCTTCTATTCCCTTTCTATCTATATCTCCTTCTATAGTCTTTAATACATATCTCTTTTTAGTAAATAGAATTATCTTAGTAGCTATCTTATCTACTTCTAATTTTAATTCTTCTGAATCTACATCCCATGTTTCTATAATAAATTGTTTAATCTTTTTAGATAACTTCTTTTGTAATTCTTTAGCTTCCTTTTCTAAATTTTTAGTTTTTAACTTGATAAAGATACTATCTGTATCTCCATAGACAATATCATAATTAATCTTTGGTATATACTCTTTTAACATCTCAAGTATAGTTCTCCCAGGATAAGTAACAGATTCTGCTATAAGTGGAGCATATAATCTAGATGAAGGTATTCCCTTATCTATATCTCCTCCAAATCCATAGAATCCATATACTGCATTAATAACAGATTTATATCCATCTGATCTAGATTTTAATCTTTTATATTCTCTAACTAATGGAGATAGTTTCTTCATATGTTGTTTTAATCTTTCTCTTATTGGTCTAATCCTATCCATAATATTTACAGTACATCCTTTAGGATTTTTAACAAAGTAATGTCCATCATATACCTTAACAGTATTATCAGAAGGGAATGCTCTAAATGTTTCATAAGATATATTAAAGATATCTATGAAGACAGGATACATCTCTTTAAAGTCAAATATAGCTATATTTTTATGTATACCTTTATCACATTTAAAGACTTTAGCTCCAGGGTACTTATATTTCTCATAAATACTTCTAGAAGGTAATATATCTTTTCCATCTACTTCTCTTAGAAACATTACATCTGCTATTCTAGATGCATAGAATGTATCTCTAAAGTTACATCCTACTGTTCTTCTAATTGTATCAAAATGTTCTAATAACTCTAACTCTTCATTTAACATCTTGATTAATTCTATATCTCTCATGTTTCTAGCTATTACTTTCCACCAATCATTCTTACTATTCCAGTTATCATAAACCAACTCATCATGAAATACTCTACCTACACCCAATTCCTTTTGAGCTACTTCTTCTAATGTTTCCCATTTAGAAGTTCTTAATGTTTCTCTATACATTTCAGCTATATCTAAAACTTGAATACCAGATATCCTTACCTTCTCATCCTTGAATATTCTAACTATATTTAATGGAGATAGTTTTCTAATATTGATATCTATCTTCCTAGCTCTATATATTATGTAAGCCATATCAAAAGGAGAGAAAGACATTACAATATCTGGCTTTACTTTAATCATAAATTCAATGGATTTAATCATTAAGTCTGATTCATCTTTACATTTTATAAACTCTATTTCTTTACCTTTCTGTAGTAAATATTTTACTAGCTTACTTTGTAGTTTCTTATTGTACTTAGATGTATAAATATAATATTTATCAGTTAATGAGTCATATAATCCTACTACGATTAACTCTCCTTCTGCATCTTTATTATCCTTAATCTCATCCATATTTACTTCAATATCTATACATAGAAATCTTATTTTACTCTCCATATCTATTGGTTTATATTCTTTAGTTACAGGATTATAGTCTATACCATTAAAGATACCTTTATCAATTAAGAATCTTAATGGGAATAGTATATCTGCTTCATATGATTTAATCCTAAATCCTATTAGTTTAACCAGCTCATAAGAAGATAACCATACTCTTATATCTCTTACAAATCTAGGTAACTTAGTAAATATCTTAATCTTTGATGAATCATAAAGTAAAGGTTTAGTTGATATATAATCTATCTGATTTTTCCATCTTTTAAGATGAGGCTTAACTCCAAAATAATGGGACTTTTTAATATAAAAATAAGGTTTAAAATCTCTAATAGGTATCTCATACCTATTATATTTATCATCTCTACAAAAGAGATATAGAACTGGTTTCTCTTCTTCTTCTCTATAATCTATTGAACATAAAGATAATTTCATTGATTTAACACCATTAAAGCTATAGCATATGCATAAGCTGTATTTTCATTACAATCTAACATCTGTTTTATTATATCTCTTAGAACTGTCATTTCAAATTGTCTAGCTCTATATCCTGCATTATGAATATCTTCAGCTATAGATAATAAATTATAAATTATCTTATTATTTAAAATAATTGTATTTTCACTCCAATGTCTAATTTTTTTTGTTCCACGCCTTCTAATTTTCTTCTTATATCTATATATCCCAGATGGTTGTAATTCTAAATCATCTATTTCTATATTTCCAATCTTAATTTTCATATTTAATATCACATTTTATTCTTTTACATAATAAGAATTAAAAAAAAAAGGAGGGGTTATTTCTTTATTTCTTTTATCCATATTCTGATGTTCTCTTTGTAAAAGTCAAGTCCTTTTCTTCTAAGGTATTCTCCTATTGCTATATTAAGAACTTTAGGAAATCTAACTTGTCTTAGTACATATCCTTCTTTATTCTCTGCTACTTCTGTTCTAAACTCTAAATCTGGTATAGCTTTAACTTTGACATCTCTTTCAATATCTTCTAACATCCTTAGAGTAGCTACTTGTGAGAATTGTAATAGTCTAGCTGATTCATTAATATCATTATTATATGGACTCTTATCTAACAATCTTCTAACAACTCTATACTTTCTTGGTTGTGCCTTAGATAATGTCTTATACTTCTGATCTAACTTTATCTTCTTCTGATCTTTTGGGTCTAATGATAATTGTGTATTTTCTTCTTCTACTATTTCTTTAGCTGTATCAGATATTTTAAATGCAGGTGGTGTTCTGCTTCTAGCAGATAATTCTGAGATAACATAAACTGGAACACCTAACAAATTAGCTATTTGCTGAATAGTTAAATTCTTTTCTCTTAATTTATTTATAGTTACCATTTCTTCATCTTCTGTCATCATCTGATATACTTTATTTTCTATATATGATACTATTGTTTTTTCTATATCTTTATCATTATTAAACTTAAAATCAAATTCTACTACCATGCAAGGAATTTTATCTATTCTAGCTATCTTACAAGCCTCCCATCTTCTTCTTCCACATATTATATTCTTATCTTTAGTAATAATGATAGGCTCTATTATTCCACCAAACTCTATTATAGAATCTAACAAAGGAGTAAGAGACTCCTTTGTTAACTCTATCTTTCTTACATTATGTTCGCTTAGCTCTAACTCATTAGGATTATAATATTCTATCCCTAGTATTTTCATATCTTATTCACCTCAATCTTCTTCATATTCGCCTTCTATCCATTCTGTCCAATCATATGTCTGAAACTTATTGAATAGCTTTTCACATTTATTGCAGACTATTGTACATGTAAGTAAATCATCACTTTCTAAGTTTCCTTGAGTAGTTTCAATTCTACATTCATTTCCACATTCAGGACATTTACTAGTAGGATAATCCATTTTAATCCTTTCTCCATGCATATCCTGGTACTACAATATATCCCATAGAATTAATGATTAGTTCTTCCTCATTGTTGTTATTTCTATTCTTAAGTTTATCTAAAGAACCTAATAGGATAACTCTAGAGTTCTCTCCAAATTCAATAGGAATGTATTGTGCTAAGAAACATGTATATTTCTTAGATGCTAGTTTCTCAGATTCAGCATCATCTAATCTTAATGTTCTTGATTTACCTTTTACACTTACTTTAGCATATATATTGACAACATTAGCTTCTATCAATATAGGTGATTGTCTTAGAGTACTTCTTCTTTCACTTTTATCTTTACCACTCATATCCCATACTGTTTCTAAATCTTCTAAAAGCCATACTTTATTCTTTCTAACTAAATCTACTTTAGCTTCACTATCTAATGATACATCTGATGGTTTAAATTTAGTAACAGATGTAGCATTTAACTCTAAAATATTAGAATTACTTGCTTTCTTCTTCTTCCTAATAGTAGCTCTGAAATCATATAATTGCCAAGGCATGTATGTCATCTCTATATCCATTGGACTATTATTGTTTAGTTTAATTAGTTTAGCATTCTTCATCTCTTTACCTTCTCCAGCTATACCAAATAAAGCTCTAAAGAAACTATGGTCATCTTCACCAAATGGTTGTAAGTAATTAGTGTTTTCTTGGAAATCAACTATCTTTCTAGTATCTAGTGGAGTACCATCTTTAGTAACCATATGAGTTCTAAGTGCTCTAGGCTTAAGTATAGGATTATTATACCATGACTTAGCTTTATTCTTCATTATATCTACAAAATCTATTACATCAGTATCTGCAAAGAAGAATCCTCTGAATAGAATAGCAGTGGATCTATCTAATCCCTCTTCTTCTATTAGAGTTCTTCTTAATTCTATAATAGCTCTACCATGATGTGTGTTAGAATTATACTTAGGATAATCTAATTCATCTTTCTGATATATTTTCTCATATAAGGATTTTAGTTCTTTTTCTGTTCTTCCTATTTGCTTTGCATAGGACTTTATTCTTTTAATACTTTTTTCAGGTATATTCATTTTTCATTCATCCACTCCAAATATTTATTTTAAGTATTCTTAATACGGTAAAACTAGTATTTAAAACTTAATAAAATAGAAACTTTTATACATGTAATGACATATCTTATTTATTAGTTTAAGAGGAAAATAAATATTTGAAATATAAAAAAATGAGTATAAATGAAATCCTTGACTACCTCTGTAGTAAACCAGTAACAATTGCTTTTCATGATGATGCTGATGGAGTATATTCTGCTGCACTTGTATCTACAGCTATTAAAGTTATTGATGCAGTATCACCATCTAACTTTGGTAATTATATCTATATGGTTGATGAAGAAACAGGGAAGAATACATATGTTGATTTAGGACTAGACTTAGGTATGCCACTAGATAAAGACTTTCATGGAATAGTTATAGATCATCATCCACCTGAGATGCCTGAAAAAGATAGACAATTTAATTTGATATGGAATAATATACCAACTACTGGAATAGTATATGAGTTACTTAAAGATAAGATACCTGATGAACATAAATGGAAAGTAGTTGGAGGACTATTAGGAGATGGACAAGTAGCTTTGACACCAGATGAAATATGGGATAATAACACATTCTTATTTGAAAGAAGATCTAGTATCTATAAGAGCAGATATAACAAAATATCTGAATATGCATATCCTGTCTATAAACTATTATCATCTCCAGTTAATGCTATGTGTAGATTAGGATCAGCAGTAGAAGCACTAAATATAGTATTAAGAGCTAAATCTCCACTTGATATCTTAACTAATAAAGCAATGGAATCTGATATGGAATTAATTGGTAATGATGAGAATGAAGTATGGGGTAAGAAAGGATTAAGAGCTATACAAATAAATAGAGATATATCTATTGTAAAAATAGACTCTAAGTATAAACAAGCTAGTAGAGTAGCTTCTAAATTAAGAGCAATGAATGGAAATATTACTTGGATAATAATCAATAGTCAGACTAAGCATATCTCTTTAAGAGGAGAACTAGCTAAGTATGTAGCTAATAAGTTATCTTCTTATGGTATAAAAGTTGGAGGACATTCTGGTTATTGTGGAGGATCATTAGAAAAGGATCAATCTACTAGGGATGTAATTGAAATATTAAGGAAGACTGTATCTTGGTAGTTAATATTAAAGGAAGTGCAGATATCACTACTATTGTAGTAGACAAACTAAAAGAATTATCTGAAGACTTTGAGTTATTCTTTAGATATCATTTTGATATTAAGACTAATCAAAGCCTAACACCTAGATTTGATGGAACTAAAATGTCATTCCCTAAGAAAACTAAAATTCTTGTAACAGATATGGATTTTAAAAGTAAGTTGAGATATTATCTAGAAGACTTAGGAGATTATAATAATCCTAAAGCAGATTATCTTAAATGTCAAATAAGAAGCTTAATTGAGGATTTAGTATGAGTGAAAATAAAAATGGAAGAGTTAATATACATAGACCTTCTCCACCTAGAATACATATAATAGAATTAGAGGATATGAAGAGCTTATTAAAATTATCAACTAGAGCTATACTTAAGATACAGATTGATAAATATTACATCTTCTATACAGGAGAAGCTAATGAGAATTTCATTGGAATACATGCATTTATATCTGATAGAGATTATAAGAACTATCTTTCTTTAGATGAAAAGACTGATAGTGTTGTTGAACATAGTACAATACCAAAGAAACATTTTGTTCCTGTATGTAGTGTAAAGAGAGACTTATGGACTTTTACTGCTCTATTTGGATATATGATAAGAACAGGATATATTGTCATACAAAAGGAAAAGAAGGAAGATAAAGAAAATGGTAATAAAAATAAAGCAGATAGCACCTAGAGTCTGGAGTGTATTAAGTAATGATCATGAATATACTATTTGGTTGGACTATAAAGGATTTGTATGTAACTGTCCTTATGGACAGAGAAATCCTGGTAAGATGTGTAAACATATAAGATATTTGAAAGAAAAGTTAGGAGTGAATAAAATATGAAAACAGAAGAAGAAAGAATTAAGAATGCTCTTAAGTACATAGGAATAGGCTTGAGACAACTAACTCATTGTACTAGTCCTAAAGCATTAAGAGCTATACAGAAAATAAGTGAAGCATTAGCAATATTAGGAGAAGAATAAGATGTTTCCAGATTGTGATGAATGTGGTAAAAGAGTACCACCATTTGATGAAGGATGGATTTGGGTGGAAGTTAGACATTGTAAAGGAACTCCTCCTCCAGGGAGTATAGTTCCTTTCTGTAAAAAGTTAAAAGATTTATTCTTCCATACAGATTGCTATGAAAAATGGTTAAAGAGGAAAAGTAAATGAAAGAAATAGATATTAAGAAAATAAAAAAATCAACTATCAATCCTAGACAAGATTTAGGAGATTTAACTAGCTTAGTAGAATCTATCAAAGCTAGAGTAAAACAAGGAAAGAGAGGTATTATACAGCCAGTAATAGTCAGAGAAGTAAAGGATGGATATGAACTAGTAATTGGTTCTAGAAGACATGAAGCAAGTAAGATAGCAGGATTAAAGACTATGCCTTGCCTTATAGAGAATGTAGATACAAATGAAGCATTAGTAACTGGATTGATAGAGAATGATGTAAGGAAAGATTTACTATGGATAGAAAGAGCAACAGCTTATTCTAAGATGCAAGAAATGGGAATGACTCAAGAGGAAATAGCATATAATGTTCATAAATCTAGAACATTAATAACCGAACATTTAGCCTCTTTAAGAGTAGGAGAGAAGAATGTCAGCTCGCTGACATTACCACTTAGAACTGTTCAAGCTATCCATGATTTTCCAGAAGAAGAATGGAAATATTGGATAGATAGATGCCAAAAAGAGAATCTACAAAGAGAAGACTTACTTAAATTCAAGAATAATGCTAAGAAAGTAATCAGCAGAATAGAACAGTTAGAAACTACTCATCCAGAAGTAGCTAAAGTAGTTAAAGAGTTCTGGTATCCACTTAGATATGGAAGTATCTATAGAGACATGGAACAAGAGATAGGAATAAGAGTAGGACAACCTAAAAGAGTAGAATATTTTATTCCTATTAACAAAGCATCAGAAGAAGAAGCTAGACAATATGCAGATGAGAAACATGGAGAATTCTTAGAAGTAGTAACTAAGTCTTGGTATAGAATGTATATAATACCTAAGAGTATAGATGAGTTGAGGAGTAGACATGTCTAACAGAGAGGAAATTATTAAGCCTCAAGGATGGAAGCTAGTCTATATTCTTAATACAGACTATCCAAAGAAAAGCTTAGATGAATATATACAAGTAGCTCAATATTGGAATGAAGAATTTATAGAGATATGGTATTGGCTTATCTATCAAGGTAAAGATCCAAGAGGATATGCCCCTCCAATAGAGAAGAAGATAAAAGTACATCATTATCCAACAATTACTTATATGACTTCATGGGAACCTCAGCCTAATAGCTGGAGAGAGGCTAATGATAAAGAAATGGATGAGATATTAGTGTATATTAACTCTGGTAAATATCATATTCTTAAAGAAACTCATACTAAAGTTAAAACATATTCAACTTTAGAGGAAGAAAAACTAAGTACTGGTATAATAATACCTATATCTTATATCTTTAAATTACCAAATGGATTAATAGTTAAGAAGTGGAGAAGTAATGAAGATCAAGAGGAGATAGAATTATGGTAGAATTAAGTGAAATAAAAGGAATTGGACCAAAGAAAGTAGAAGTACTAATCAAATATGGAATTAAAGAAGCTGAACAGATATCTATAATGAAACCCAGTGAATTAGGTTCATATTTAGGTATATCAGCTAAGAAAGCTCAAGAGATTATCAATGATGCTAAAGATAAAGCTAGTCCTGTTGTTATAATGACAGCACAAGATTTAAAAGAATACAGAGAAAAGAACTTAAAGAAAATATCTACTGGTTCTGCTAGAATAGATAAACTACTCAAAGGTGGAGTATGGACAGATGCTATTACTGAATTTAAAGGTGAGTTTGGTACTGGTAAGACACAGATATCTCATCAATTAGTAGTTAATAATAAAAAACAATATAATAGGAAATCTGCTTGGGTAGAAACAGAACCTCAAACATTTACTCCAGAGAGAATAGAAGAAATAGCAGAAGCACAAGGAGTTAAGATAGATTTAGCTGAAGATGTATTAGTAGTTCCTTCTAAGTTCATATCTGGTGTTACATCTCAATTTAGAGCTTATGAGCTTATTGAGAAGAAGATAAAAGAAGGACTAGATATAGGACTTATAGTTATAGACTCATTCATTGCTAAGTTCAGAAGTGATTATACTGGTAGAACCAGACTAGCAGATAGAAGTCAAGAGATAGGTAGACATATAGGATATCTACAAACATTAGCTAGTAAATATAATATAGCTATCGTACTAACAGTACAGGTAATGGGTATTCCAGATGCAGGTGCTCAATTAGGAGTATTGAAGAAAGAAGGTACTAGATCTAAAGCTACAGGAGGTAAACTACTAGAGCATAGTGGTACTTTCTTAGTAGCATTAGATCAGATATCTAGGAAAGATAAGACATGGAAGTTTATTGTATATGATGCTCCTGTACCTTATGGAGAAGCTGTATATAGAATAGATGCTAGTGGAATAAGGGATGGATAATAAATGGGTAATAAAATAGAAAGAAAATGTAAAGAGTGTAATAAAATACTAGAAGAAAGAACTTATTGTGACTACTGTACAGAATATGTAGATAGAGATACATACATTGAACTAGAAGTATGGAAACATTCTTATGAAGAGTGTAGTATAGATGGATTTGACTTCTGTAACCTTAAATGTATGTCTAAATGGTTAGACAACCCAAAGAACAGAGAGAAATTAAATGGTAGATAGACATATAAGAGATAAAATACATAAACCTAAAGTACACACCAACTACCCTAGGAGAGAGATACATACTGAACGTATCTTTTCTCCTACTATTTCTAATAAAAGAACTGGATTAGTACCTAAAACTAGAGTATATAGATGTTTGAAGTGTAATAAAATGATTATCTCAAGAAATAAGATAACATCTTTTATGTGTCCTTACTGTTTATCTACAGTTTCAATACATAAGAAATGTGGTGGAAGAGTGATAGAATATGGTTGGAAAAGATAGATGAATGAAAGACAAAAGAAAATGTTAGAGTGTAGTCCTTCTAATTTAGTATGTCTAAGAAGGAAATGTCCTTATGCTGAGTTTCTATATTTACTAGATGAGAGTACTCCAGAAGTATTATGTAAGAAAGATTGGAATAAAGAATGATTTATTGTC